CTAAAGTCTTAGCAGCCGGAGCTGAAGTCGTAGAAAGCAAAGTTCGCAAGAATCTGCAAGGTGTGATTGGTAATCAGACCAAAGGCGAATCTCGGTCAACAGGGGAACTCCTAGAATCATTAGGAACCACTCAGTCAAGAATCGATCGAGATGGAAATTACAATGTGAAGATTGGCTTCTCCGAACCTCGTAAAGACGGATCAAGCAATGCCAAGATTGCCAATATTTTAGAATACGGTAGGAGCAATCAAGCAGCAAAACCCTTTCTGAAACCTGCCAAAACCAGTAGCCGAAAAGAATGCTTAGATACGATGCAAGAACAGTTTCAAAGGGAGTTGGAACAGATATGATTTTATTAGGAGAGCTGATCACCTTATTATCCCCTATACTCCCCATCGAAACCGGAACCTTCTCCCAAGCGCCTCCAGCTCACTATCTGGTTCTGACTCCTCTAACAGAAACCTTTCAACTCTATGCAGATAACCAACCACAACACGAAACACAAGAAGTTCGACTATCCCTCTTCGACCAAGGGAACTACACCACGGTTAAGAACCAGATCATCCACGCTCTGCTGAATGCAGAAATCACCATCACCGACCGCCGCTACCTAGGATATGAAGCAGATACCGGGTATCACCATTTCGTCATCGAGGTAGCGAAAGACTATCCATGGGAGGTATAACAATATGGCCACAATTGGCTTAGACAATCTCTTTTATGCCATGATCACAGAAGATACAAATGGCAATGAAACTTACGCAACTCCAATCCCACTAGCCAAAGCCATGACCGCGAATCTACAAATCAACACCATCGAAGGTAAACTCTACGCAGATGATGTGCTAGACACCCTCTTAAGAGAGTTCAGCGATGGCACGATCAGCTTTGGCATCAAAGACATCGGACCCACCATTGCTGCCGATTTGACCGGCGCGGTCTTGGATTCAAATGGGGTCTTGGTTTCGACCAACGACCAACAAGCAAGCCCGGTAGCGATTGGCTTTCGCTCCAAGAAATCCAGTGGAAAGTATCTCTACCTTTGGCTTTACCGAGTGATGTTTGGGATTCCAGCAGAAGCCTATGAAACCAAGGGTAACGCGATTAACTTTCAGACACCCACACTCGAAGGTGTTATCTTACGGCGCAATAAGTTGGATGGTTTAGGCAAACATCCCTGGCGAGCACAAGCTGATCAAGATAATTCGTCTATACCGAATCTGGTCTTCACAAACTGGTTCACATCCGTGTATGAACCGGATTACACTAGCGCACCGGTCATTCAAATCACGAGTCAGCCTGTTGCTTTAACGGAGTTTACAGAAGGGTCCATCAGTGGAAGCTTGTCGGTAACAGCGACGAGTACTGCCGGGACGCTGTCTTATCAATGGTTTGTCAATGCCCTGAATAGCAACTCGGGTGGAAGTGCGATCCCTTCAGCAACACAAGCCAGCTTCGCCATTCCAACCAGCTTAACCGAAGGAAGTTACTTCTACTATTGTGTGCTGACAGCGGGAGTGCGGCAAGTCACTTCCAACGTAGCTCAAGTAACAGTGGCAGGTGCATAACATGATCGATGATTCAAGAGTGACTTATCTCGTCTTAGGCAAAGAGAAGATTCCACTCCTTTTAACTCTGAAAGCAACCCGTGAAATTGCTACTCGATATGGTGGGCTAGAAGAACTGGGTAACAAGATGCTGGAAAGCATGGATTTGAACGGGATGATCGACGAGATCGTTTGGTTAATTGTTGTCTTAGCCAATCAGTGCATCCTCATCGAAAACCTGGAGAACAAAACCAATAAACCTCTGTTAACAGCAGACGAGTTGGAATTGAAGATGGACCCTTACGAAATGACCAGTTATCGTGAAGCGATTCTGGCTGCTTTACAAGCGGGTCAAAAGCAGCATGTGCAAAGTGAAGAAGAACCAAAAAACGCCTGAGCCGGGTAAGCGATTCTGAAACGTTTGCCCGGCTCCTCTTCTGTGGTGTTACCCAGCTCTTGCGTCCAGAGAGAGAAGTATGGCTGATGCCCCTAGGTCACTTACTGGACCAGCGTGAGATCTACGAGCAACTCCAAGGCTGGAAGAAACCGAAACAAGAGTTCTACATCGACAGTATTTTGAAAGATGTGCTGTAAGGAGGTGACGGGATGAGCGATCAGTTCGGAATCAAGATTGGTATCGAGGGTGAGAAAGAGTTTAAAGCTGCTCTGCGAGAAATCGATGCCAATTTCAAGGTGCTCAGCTCTGAGATGAAACTGACTCAGTCTCAGTTTGACAAAAATGATCAGTCCATGGCCGCCTTAACGGCTCGCAATCAAGTCCTAAACAAGGAAATCGATGCTCAGAAAGACCGATTGAAATTACTCAAAGAAGCGCTTCAGAACTCTGCTACCTCCTTCGGAGAAAACGATGTTCGCACCCAAAACTGGACCATCAAGCTGAATAATGCCCAAGCGGTGCTGAACGGAATGCAACGTGAAGTCAAGCAAAATGAAATCGTAATCAATGATCTGGGAACACAGACAGCAGAAACAAGTAGCCTCATGGACCGCTTTAAAAGCGCACTTGCAGCAGCTGCCTCAACCGCATCAGATGGCGAGTCGAGGTGGAGCAAACTGGGAGGAACGCTGAAAAACGTAGGAGCCACACTCGCAGCCACTTCAGCAGCAGTGGCAACGGCAGCTATGGCAACTGGAAAAGCCATCTTCGACATGGCCATGGAAACCACCAAAGCCGGAGATGAAGTGGATAAGATGAGTCAGCGTTTAGGACTATCTCGAGAAGGCTTTCAAAAATGGAATTATGTGATGTCACAATCCGGCATCGACATCAATGCCACACGTACCGGAATGAAGAACCTTACCAATTTATTGGACGATGCAACGAAGGGTAGTAAAACAGCTTCAGAGATGTTCTCCCGCTTAGGCTATAGCCTTTCCGAAGTGCAAGGGAAAAGCCAAGAAGAGATCTTTGAGATGTCGATACGCGCCTTGCAGAATATGAGCAGCGAAACGGAGCGAGCGGCTTTAGCCAACGATTTGTTTGGCAGAAGTGGCCAAGAAATGCTGCCTTTATTGAATACAACTTCTGAAGCAACCCAACAACTGCTCGATCGAGCCAGTCAGTTGGGTTTTGTAATGAGTGATGAAGCTGTTACTGCTGCCGTGGTCTTTGGGGATTCCTTGGATGACTTAAAGTCGGCCTTTGCCGGTGTCAAAAACAGCATCATGGGAGATGTCTTACCCGGATTCAATCTGGTGGTAGAAGGCTTAATCGGCTTATTAACCGGTGGTGAGAATGCCAGAGAGAAGATCAAAACTGGAGTGGCAGAAACAATTGCTACGGTCAGAGATATCCTTCCTCAAATTAAGGAAATACTTCTTACAATCATCGATGTCGCAGCGGAAGTCATCCCGGAAATCATTCAATCCATCGTAGGATTTCTAGTGGAGAATCTACCGGAAATTCTAAAAATGGGCACGGAGATTTTGCTGAAACTGATTGGTGGTATCCTGCAAGCAATTCCTGAAATCACGAAACAACTACCTGCCATCGTAACCGCCATCGCAGATACCTTGATCTCCTTCGCTCCTCAGTTCAAGGAAATCGGTAAAGACATCGTGCGAGGCATTTGGCAAGGAATAGTAGGTCTAGGTACTTGGCTAAAGGAAAAGATGAACGATTTCTTTGCCGGTATCGTAGGTGGTATTAAAGGCTTGCTCGGCATACGATCACCCTCAAAAATCTTTGCTGGGATTGGAGAAAACATGGCCGAGGGATTAGGAATCGGGTTTAGTGAGCAGATGATGCAAGTTAAGAAACAACTGAACAACGCGATCCCTCAGAGTAGTTTCGATTTAGGATTCAACACAAATCCCGTGAACAGCACCTCCGCTTTAGGGGATGCTTTGATCATGGTCAATGTTCCGCTAACTTTAGATGGTAAGCTATTAACTAGCAGCACCGGAAAAGTGCAGTATGGTCGCAATCAATCGTATGCCAGAGCCTTGGGGGTGATTCCGGTTTGAGCAAATTAGTTTTCTGTGATACATCTTTGACTCCTTTAGCAACTTTGAAAGCTGCAGTTTCAGCAAAACGCACCGAGCGCTTGAATGGAGAAAACACACTCGACTTCGTGTGTCCTGCTAGAGATGCTGCAGTAGAACATTTGAATGAAAACACTGTTGTTTCTTTGGCTGGGGATTATTTTGACGTAGTCTTTCTACGTCGAGAACAATTAAGCAATGGCTGGATGCAGGTTACAGTCGAATGTGAGCAGGTCAGTTATCGATTGAATAACTCGGAATATCACTTGCAGTATTTCACCATGTCTAATACACCAGGAGCCATCCTTGCAGCCTTATTAAGCGGAACTGGATTTTCTGTGGGAACAGTCGAGTTTAGTGTTGTGACCACCTTCTCTTTACAGGAAGCATGTTCTCGCAGAGCCGCTTTGCGATTGTTTGCAGAGTATCTGCAAGCCGAATTAGTCTTTCAAGGATTTCGGGTCAACCTAGTTCAACAGCGGGGTAGCACTACAATTAAAGAACTGAGAGTCGGTAAGGAAATCACCGTCATTTCACAAAGCATCGATAAACGTCAAAGGGATAATTTAGGCAATCCCATTGTTTCCATAGACTGTGGTGTGTATCGGGGAACGAGCTTGGCATTGGGAGATGTGGTGGAGTTAGATTATCCCTCCTTAAGCATTCAATCTACCTTGCGTATCGTTAGTCTCAGTTATGATCCTTATAACCCAGCGAACCTCTCGATCGAAGTCGGTAACTTAGCTGCACGCCTAGAGAATGATCTCTATCGCATCGAAACCCAAACTTTAGCAAAAGAAAAAGTCTATAACGGCACTCGCATTGGCCCTTCGGAAGGATTTGTGGTAGAGCGTAGCGATGGCAAAGCTCGAACCGTAATGAATGCGACCGAAGGTATAAGTATTTATAGCAATGAAGGTTCGGGCTTGGAGCGTCAGTTCTATGTTGACACCAATGGCCGGATCATTGCCAAAGCTTTAGATATTGCCGGTGACTCTACCTTTGGTGGAACCGTCAAAGCCAGTCAGCTCTTGATCGGTGGAGTGAATGGGAATATCTCCTTTAATCAATTAACTGACACACCGACATATCCAGATGACGCCTATATCACGCAAATCACTCGTAATACCATCACGACTGGTTATGTCAATGCACTCAGCGTTATCGCCGGGTCTGTGGCTGCAGAGAACCTTACCGGGAGTACGATTACAGGAAAGCTCATTAACGGCGGCACCATAACAGGAGCCTTGATTCGAACTTCTGAAACCGGTCAACGGTTGGAAATTGACTATAATAATCGTTTGGTGATCCGCTCCAATGCATATGGAAACCCGGTGTGCTTCGTTTTGGATTACGTTGCTGCCAATCAGGAGATCTTCTTAAGGACGCTAACCGGGTATAAAATCAAGATTCAATCCGTAGGTGCCAACATGTCGATTGGTGCGTATGGTACAGGATACAAACTCTACATCGACAGCACCATGGACTTAGGGGGCAATAGCATCCTAAATGCCGGCAATATGCTCACCACCAGTCAAATCAATACTGCAATTGCCAACGCCATTGCAGCACACGTCAGTCAATACCATTGATGAGGGGGAATCGAATGCGATGATTATCCATTACTATAACATCTCCATGACGAGAGGAGACACCGCATCCCTTATCGTGAAAATGCGAGATCTTGAGGGCAATCCCGTTCCCTTTCAACCCGGAGATGTGGTTTATTTTACCATCAAGAAATCTGCGGATGTGGTGGAGAAAGTCTTACAAAAGCAGATCACCGACTTCGTGGACGGTAATGCGGAGATTTACATCTTGCACGAGGATACCAAGGATTTAGCGACCGGTGATTATGTCTACGACATTCAAGTCAACCGAATCGAAAACCAATCCGTCACAACCATCATTCCTCCCAGTCGCTTTAGCTTAAGTAAAGAGGTGACCTATGAGTGAGGTAAACATCATCGGGATCATCGAATCCAAGACCTTAGAAATCCAAGTAGAGATCATTGGAAGTGGGCCGAGAGGACCACAAGGGCCACCCGGTGAGGTCTACATTCACCCAGACACTCATCCGGCAGAAATGATCGTTGAATCAGAAGAGCGCGTCTTCTTGAGCAATCAAGAGAAGACAGC